TTATCCTCTTCGTACTTCTTGTCATGAGTAAGGTCATAAAGAATTTCCATAAGCACCCTACACTCATCATGCTTCCATGCGGTGTAGCAGTTGCCATTTTCAACATTCACACATTTATTTAAATAAGAATCTAGTTTATCTACCATCCACTTTAAAGCTTCAGTGGCTTTTGATACGTCTTCGTAAACAGTTTTTTCCGCCCTATTCATTTTATAGGCTATCTGGTCAATATATATTTTGTTCACCATTCTCCTATCGGGCAAATTGCCGAATCAGATGTAACAATGTCAAATACCCTCTGATCAACAACCAAGCACTCTTCGTCTAGTTGTGAGTATAGCTCACATTGTTCACAAATTTTAATAACTTGAGAATAATAGTTTAAATATTTATCTGGATACTCACTCTGATCGCTCATCTTTTTCTTCTCCTGGAGTAAAAGATGGGGCTGGGCCAAGTAGATACCCTTGGTCGTGGTATTGAATCATTTTAGATACGTCTTCTGGTCCCACAAGTTTGTTTGCAATTAATGTTAATAGGTCATATATTCTATGTAGCATAATATAATTAACCATTGGTAGGTTGTCTTCTAAATTCTGTGGCTTTTCATTTTCCGTCATCTGGTCTACCTATATCTTCCCAAAAAATTTCTCTACCCATAGAGTCAGTTTCTTTGATAGTCCCGCCATCAGTTTGAATCGACGGCTGATTTAAGTTTTCCATAATATTCCAATCCCACAGTTTTCTTGAAATTACAAGATAAGCAGTATAAGTATATTATACCTTCATTTGTTTCGTTGCACATTAAAGGGCCCTGATCCAATGGACATTCAAGTCTTGGAACAAGGCCCTTCTCTGCTAGTGTGAGGTACCTAGACACATACTGTATCTTCACGTACCCCCCTTTTAGTTCTGGAATTCCTGTAGGAACTCATTGTATCTTACCCCATTAAGGGAAGACCATGATGACCAATCGGTTCCGCCTTTAGTCATATAATACGTTATCTCTGCATTTATTACTGGGTCGAATAATAGGATATTCGATCTTAATTCAAATTTTTCTTTACGATCAATGCCGAGTTCACCCAACATGTTAATCTGAAAAATTCCGTAGGAACTGTCTCCAGTTTTCCTGTTACCATTGTAAGCCATAGGCCTTGCATTGGATTCTGACTTAGCAATAGCCCAAGCCTGTTTAAGGGCTTTTCCTTCAAAACCAACAGCTGATAAAAGTTCTTTTAGTTCTTTGTCTGTTAGTGTCTCAGAAGGCTTGTATACAGTAGTGCTGTACTTCTCTAAGGTTTCTTTCTTTAGTTGTACCGTTGATTTTGGTGTTTCCACCGTCAACGCCTGAGATGTTGTTGGACCAGGCTGGACTGTAAATAAGAATAATGTTATCATTCCTATATAAGACCAGTTATGAGCAACATCACTCAATCGCTGTTTTATATTCTCCATTGGCATTTCCTCCTTTAGAGATAACGAAGTATAATCATAACATTGATAGGATAACCCTGTCAAGCCAGTTGACTAGAAAAAATACCGTGAAAATATCTTATTATACGATCTGGGCAGGCTTAAATCCCGCTGTCGGATTTGGTTATGCTGGTCAACATATTGTAAAATCATTACAAGATTTAGGACATGAGCTTTCGTATGCTAACCCTAAAGCTGATGTTCAGATAAATTTTACACAGCCACATTTATATAAATTACATAAAAGCCAATATCAAATTGGTTATACTCCGTGGGAATCAACATCAATGAGAAAAGACTGGGTAGAAAGATTTAATCAGTGCGATGAAGTGTGGGCAACATCAGACTGGTGTGCAGAAGTTTTTAAGGACAATGGAGTTACAAAACCTATATATGTTTATCCACATGGAATTGAAGAAAAATGGTCTGCAGTAAAAAGATCTTATAATGAAGATGAGGTTTTTAAATTTTTACATGTTGGAGAACCATCTCCAAGAAAATCTGGCCAGCTAGTTGTTGACACATTTATTAAAATGTTTGGAAATAATCCAAAATGTCATCATAATCATACCGTTAGAGTTTATGATAAAAATGGAGAACTAAGATTACCAGAAGACGTTTATTCAAATATTAAAGTTATAAAAGATGAAATGGCCATAGAGGACCTCGTAGCCTTACATCAAAGACACCATGTGTTAATTTATCCGACCTGGGGCGAAGGGTTTGGATTTATACCACTACAGGCACTTGCAACTGGTATGCCAGTTATATCAACCTATGATTGGGCACATTATAAAAAGTTTATAGGGCCCCTAAAGCTAAGGTCTACCCTTACATCTGAAACTTTACCTAAAGCAGTTGGAGATGCACATATAGGGCAAATGTTTAAACCTGATGAAAAGCATTTAGAAGAATTAATGTACGACTCTATTTTAAATTTTAAAGCATATTCTGGATACTACTTTGCTCAGTCAACTAAAATACATGAAGAATATAACTGGATTCAGTTGACCAATAATGCCTTTGGTCATATTTTTAAAAAATTTCAATAACCCCTTCCCCTTTATATAGAAGTTTGGTAGAATAGGACTTCAACTAAAATTATAAAACCGCAAGGCGGAGAAAAGGTGTTATTTCAAAAATGTCAAAAACTATTGCAAACCCATACGAAAATTTTATTGCGTTGTCTCGATATGCAAGATGGATTCCAGAAGAGAATCGTCGTGAGACATGGGGTGAAACAGTAAATCGATATTTTGATTTTATGTTAAACCACCTAAAAGAAAATCATAATTATATTCCAGACGAGAAGATTGTAGCGGAATTAAAAGACGGTGTATTCCAAAGAAATGTAATGCCTTCAATGCGTTCAGTTATGACATCTGGAGCCGCATTGGAAAGAGATAATGTAGCAGGATACAACTGCTCATTTGTTCCAGTAGACAATCCAAGATCATTTGATGAAACAATGTATATCTTGATGTGTGGAACTGGTGTAGGATTTTCTGTAGAATATAAATATATTAATAAGTTGCCATCCGTCCCAGATTCTTTTGAGAAATCAGATACAGTAATTGTTGTAGAAGACTCTAAGCAGGGATGGGCAAAAGCATATCGTGAGCTACTTGCATTGCTATGGACGGGACATATTCCAGCAGTTGATGTTAGCAAGGTTCGTCCAGCAGGTGCTCGTTTGAAAACTATGGGAGGTCGTTCTTCAGGACCACAACCACTAATTAATCTTTTTGATTTTACAATTGCTAAATTTAAAAATGCGGCAGGTCGTCAATTAAAGCCAATTGAGGCACATGATATTATGTGCAAGATTGGTGAGGTAGTAGTAGTTGGAGGAGTTCGTCGCTCAGCAATGATTTCTCTTTCTAACATTAATGATATTGAAATGGCTGCTGCTAAATCTGGAAACTGGTGGGAAAATAATCCACAACGTGCATTATCTAATAACTCTGTTGCTTATTCACGCAAACCAGAGATGGAGCAGTTTATTGCAGAATGGAAAAATCTTTATGACTCAAAGTCTGGAGAGCGTGGAATCTATAATGTTGCCGCCGCTCAAGCGCAAGCATCTAAATATGGACGAAGGGATCCTGAAGTACATTACGGGACGAACCCTTGCTCAGAAATTATTCTGCGTCCTTATCAGTTTTGTAATCTTTCAGAAGTCGTACTACGTGAAAAGGACACAGTTGAAGATGTATCAAATAAAGTACGCCTTGCAACAATTCTTGGAACGTGGCAGGCTACACTAACTGATTTCAAGTATCTTCGTAAGATTTGGAAAGACAATACAGAAGAAGAGCGCCTTCTAGGGGTTTCTCTAACAGGACAATTCGGACATAAGTTTTTTTCAGGTAAGCAGGGGCTAGATAAGCTAGAAAAGACTCTTTCGGGTCTTCGTGAGTATGCAAGAGAAATTAATAAAGAAGAAGCGGGGAAAATTGGGATTCCTGAGTCTGCAGCTATTACATGTGTAAAGCCTTCTGGAACAGTGTCTCAATTGGTCGGGGTATCTTCAGGAATGCATCCTTGGCATTCACAATATTATATTCGTACAGTTCGTGGCTCAAAAGGAGACCCTATCTCAACATTCTTAAAGGAAGTTGGTATTCCAGTAGAAGATGATGTAATGAAGCCAAACGACACATACGTATTTTCATTTCCAGTAAAAGCACCAGAAGGTGCAATTACAAGATCTGATTTAACAGCACTTGATCACCTAAACACTTGGTTAGTTTATCAACGTGCATGGTGTGAGCATAAACCATCTATTACAGTTTCTGTAAAAGAAGAAGAGTGGATGGAGGTAGGCGCATGGGTGTACAAGCATTTTGATGAGGTGTCTGGAATTTCATTCCTTCCTCATTCAGACCATACCTACAAGCAGGCTCCATATCAAGAAGTTGACAAGGCAGAGTATGACGCCTTAGTCGCAAAAATGCCTAAAGATATTCGCTGGGAAGATTTATCATTTTATGAGACAGAAGATGGAACATCTACGAACGCCACCCTTGCCTGTAGCTCAGACGGCAATTGTGAGCTTGTAGACATTTCCGCCTAAACGTAGTACAATATAATTGGGGTAAAACCCAAAATTCCTGGGCACAATGCCCAGAAATAGGAGGATCTAATGCCAAAGCAAGATCTAAACAATGATGGAAAGGTAACAATGCAAGAGAAAATTCTAGCAGCGTTAGCAAGCTATGGTCGCCACTTCCTTGGCGCAGCCATTGCTCTTTACATGACTGGAAACACTGACCCAGGAGATTTAATCAAGGGCGGTATTGCAGCATGTCTGCCAGTTATACTAAAGGCACTTAACCCTAACGAAAACAGTTTCGGGTTTACCAAGAAGTAATTCTAAAATCAATTAGGAACGCTCCTATGCTAAAATTGGTATAGGAGTTTTCCTATTAGGAGAGTTTAGAAAATGGCAGGACAAAAAAACTGGGAAGTAGATCAAAACACTACCTTCTCTTTTATTGTAGAATATAAAGATCCAAACGATCTTCCAATTTCCCTTGTCGGGGCAACCGCAAAACTACAGGTTCGTGATACCAAAGGCGGTAGCAAGCTAGCATTTACTCTCACATCACCAAGCACTGGTGGAATCACAATAGACCCAGCACTTGGCAAGATAACTATTAAGATGACCCCTACTCAAACTAACAAATTATTCTATCCAAAATCTTCATACGATTTAATGGTCATCGATTCTAATGGTAATAAAATAAAATTGCTTGAGGGATTCCTTACATTAAATAGATCGGTTACAATCTAATGCCAATTATCAACAGCGATAATATTCCAAAAGTTGTTATTACAGAAACTATTAATGATGTTGTAATATCCAGCCCTGGACCACAAGGTCCTCGTGGTAAAACAATATTAAATGGTAATGGTATTCCAGCCGAGAACCTAGGTCTTGAAGGAGACTTTTACTATGATAAGATCACAACAAGATTTTATGGTCCAAAACCCACAGATCTGACATGGGCTGGAGCCTCAAACTACCTTCTCAATACAGAGATAGCCTTTGAGTATAGCTGGGAAATGGCACTTTTTAATGGACAGTCTGGCCCAGTTTATTCCGTTCCAATAAACCACAACCTTGAATTTTATCCAAATGTGACGGTAAAAACCAGTGGCGGCGACATATTAGAAACTG